TTGGGCAACCTTTGCCTGAACATCAAATAACAAAGACTACCTCTTCTCTTCCTGTCAAAATAGACTCTTCCGTAACAGGAAATACTGACACAGATCGAGACTACCGAGAAGTCCGAGATAATCTTAAGCGTGTTATTGTTCAGTCTGAAGATGCAATTCAAGGTGTTCTTCAGGTGGCTCAGGAAACTCAAAGTGCCAGAGCCTATGAAGTTGCTGCACAATTAATACAAGCCACACTAGAGGCTAATAATAAACTAATGCACCTTCATAAGCAGTTAAAGGATATCAAACGCGAAGATCCATTGAAAGCAGGTGGTAATGTAACCACCACAAATAACAATATTTTTGTGGGTAATACCTCTGAACTTTCTAAGTTCTTGCGGGCTCGTAAAGATTTAGAAACCGCAACCAAAGAACTTCCGTCTGGTGGAGATATCATAGATGCCCGCTAAACAAGGAATTGCTTATCTTGGCAACGCTCTGCTCAAAGGGCCTGGAGTCAAGATTGAATACTCCAAAGAACAAATGGAGGAGTATGTAAAATGCTCGGAAGATTTACAATACTTTCTAACCAACTATTTCTACATTCGTTCTCTTGATAAAGGCCCAATTCTTTTTGATCTTTACGACTATCAAAAAAGGTTTCTAAAAGAAGTTAGAAACAATCGTTTTACAATCTGCAAGTTTCCTCGTCAGACAGGCAAAACCTCATGCGTCACTGGCGATATTCTACACATGACGCAATTTACTCCCGACTACAAAGTAGCCGTTCTAGCCAACAAGCAGAAAACCGCAACAGAAATTCTTGATCGTATCAAATTGGCGTATGAACGACTTCCTATGTGGCTGAAGCAGGGTGTGGTGGAATGGAACAAAACCTCGATTAAATTTGAAAACGGCTCCAAAATTATTGCTTCGTCAACATCTGCAACAGCCGTTCGTGGTGACTCTTTTAACTACATCATGTTGGACGAGTTCGCATTCGTTCCCAACAATATTGCCGACGAGTTCTTTGCCTCCGTATATCCAACAATTTCATCAGGTAAAACTTCTAAAGTTGTAATCGTGTCAACCCCAAAGGGCATGAACATGTATTACAAAATTTGGAAAGATGCTTTAGCCGGAAGGAATCCATACAAAGCGATTGAGGTTAAATGGTGGGAAGTGCCTGGTCGTGATGAAGCATGGAAAGAAACCACAAAGAGGGCGTTAGGTTCAGATCGTTTATGGCTAGCAGAGTATGAGTGTGAATTCTTGGGTTCAGAAGATACTCTGATACGACCAACCAAACTTTCAACTCTAGTTTATGATGATGTTAAACTAGCAACTATTGATGGACTTAACATCTACAAAGAACCAGAAAAAGATCACATATACGCCATGACAGTAGACACCTCTAGGGCTCTAGGACTAGACTATCATGCGTTCGTGGTTATAGATGTAACCAAAATGCCGTATCAAATTGTGGCAAGATTCAGAAACAACATCATGCCCGTAATGCTTGTTCCAAACATGGTTGCTTCTGTGGGGGCTAGGTATAACGATGCCTACATTTTGGTGGAAATGAATGACACAGGACAGCAGGTGTCCGACATTTTGCACGAAGAGATGGAATATGAGAATTTAGTTACCACCACGATTAAAGGTAAAAAGGGTCAGCGAGCAACAGGGTTCGGAGTTGGGCGAGTTCAATATGGTGTAAAGATGTCGAATCAAATTAAAAAAACCGGCTGTCTTGTTCTGAAAGAACTAGTGGAAAACGATAAGATAATTTTAACCGATTTTGATGTGATATCCGAGTTGTCCACCTTTGTGAGCGAGAAAGCCTCCTACGCGGCTTCTGAGGGCTATAACGACGATCTGGTGTCCTGCTTGGTGATGTTTGGTTGGCTAACCACCCAATCATATTTCCGAGACTTGGTTAATACGAACATCCGAAGAAAACTCATGGAAGAAAAAATTAAGAAAATGGAAGAAGATCTGCTTCCGTTTGGTTTTTTAAGTTCTGAAATGGACAACTCCGATCAGGACGCAATAGATTTGGGCAGAGAGTCTAAACCTAAAAATACTCCACAATATGGCGATTTTAATGATAGTGGCACATACGGGGGTTGGTAATTTACAGATTATCCCTAAGTAACCGATTTGCTAAATACACATCGAAACCCAAAAGTTCTTCATCCTTAACAAGGAGACCGATAGATGGCATTCCAATTAAGTCCTGGCGTAAATGTAACTGAAAAAGATCTAACCACAATCGTTCCTGCTGTAGCAACAACCTCGGCAGGTATGGCTGGCTTGTTTGAGTGGGGCCCTGTAGGGCTTCCCGTTCTTGTCAGCACCGTTCGAGAACTAGGTGCTCTTTACGGCTTACCTAGAGAATCAAACTATGAGTGGTGGTTTACTGCTTATAACTATCTCGGATACGGTAATAATCTTAAAGTTGTTCGCTGTGTTGACGAAGGCGCAACAGGTGCTAAGAACGCAACCCCAAGTGGTCTAACCGCAGCACTAGTAAAAGTTCCTTCAGATGCAGAAAGCATTGTTCCAGGCACAAACGGTTCATTCATGGCTCGTTATGCTGGTGAACTAGGAAACTCGCTATGGGTTGATCTTTGCGGTGGAGCAACCAGTGGTGGCGCAGGTGCAACATTCGGTTCTTGGACATTCAAGAGCCTGTTCGGTGTTACGCCAACCCAAACCTCTTACGCAGATCGTCTAGGTCTAAGCGGATCAAACGATGCATTCCACCTTGTTGTGGTGGATAAAGACGGTAAGTTTAGCGGAGCCCCCGGAACTGTGCTAGAGCGTTACGAAAATGTTTCAATCATTCCTGGTGCAGTAAACTCGGATGGAACTTCTTTGTTCTACAAGAGCAAGATTAATGCCGAATCGCGTTACATTGTAACCACAGGTAGTTTGGCTGCATTTGACGGAACCACATTTGCCACAGGATTCACCGCAGGCGGAACAAGCGTAGTTGCCTTCACCAAGTCTGGTGATAACTACATCTCAGGCGGTGCATATTACGCCAAGATGACCGGCGGAACCGGTCAATTCTCGGGCGCAAGTGATATTGTAGGAAAGATTGACAACGGATTCGAGGCTTTCTCTGATCCTGACAAGGTTGATGTTGCTCTGCTTCTTGGTGGCCCACTAAGCGGCAAGCAAGCACAGCAATTGTGCGATATTGCCAAGGCGCGTAAGGATTGCGTAGCCTTTGTTTCTACTCCAAATAAGAATTCCGCAGACAGTTCTTCAACCAAGTTGGCAAACTGCTCAACTCTAAGAACTGCTGTTGGTAACAACAACTACGCATTCATCGACAGCGGTTACAAATACATGTATGATCCGTTCAACGATGTGTATCGCTATGTTCCGCTGAACGGTGATACCGCAGGGTTGTGCGTCAGAACCGACATCACAAACGATCCTTGGTGGTCGCCAGCAGGCTTCAACCGTGGTCAAGTTCGTAATGTTGTAAAGTTGGCATTCAATCCAAGCAAGGCTGAACGCGACACAATTTATTCAAACGGAGTTAACCCTGTTGTTACCTTCTCGGGCGAAGGAACTGTGTTGTTCGGTGACAAGACTGCACAAACAAGACCATCGGCTTTCGACCGTATCAATGTTCGTCGTCTGTTCATCGTGCTTGAGAAGGCGATTGCAACCGCTGCCAAGTATAGCCTGTTCGAATTCAATGATGCATTCACCCGAGCCCAATTCAAGTCGCTAGTAGAACCATTCCTACGCGATGTTCAGGCTCGTCGTGGCATCACCGATTTCAAGGTTGTATGCGATGAGAAGAATAACACACCACAAGTTATCGACAGCAACAACTTTGTTGCCGACATCTATGTGAAGCCAAATCGTAGCATCAACTTCATTCAGTTGAACTTTGTTGCTACCAAGACAGGCGTTTCGTTCGAAGAAGTAGGAGCCTAAATAAAGTAGGCTAACCGTAAAGATACAGGAGATCTAAATGGCATACAGTCAGTTTAGCATAGATGCTTTCAGAGCAAATCTGATAAATGGTGGTGCAAGAGACAACCTCTACCTAGTCTCAGGTGTATTCCCCGGAAATGCCACAGGCGTTATCAACGCTGCTGCTGGCGTAGCCGGTGCTCTTTTTGGTGGAGCCGTAGCAGGAGCAATCACAAATGTGGCTGCTGCTGTAGGACTAAGCAATCCTGGTGCTCAAGTTTCCTTCCTTTGCCGTTCAGCAGGCATTC